TCTTGATGTTATTCAAAGCCTCCTCAAGCTCCGCACCTGTTTGAAGTTGATCCAAAGCATCAATTGAGTTCTGGAGTGAGTACAATTCCTGAACAGCCACTTGACCAAGAGCACCGCCTGTAGGAGAAGACTCACGCATTTGTTGGAGGCGGTCGAAACCAATGTTTGCCTTGATAACATCCAACTTCTTAGCTAGTGCGCGAGCTTTTGTTTCAGGCAACTCTTTCAACAACAAGGCTTTCCATCCAACAGTGTCTTTACTAATCAGACCAATAGCAGAATCAATTCTGGCTGTAATCATCTTGTTGTGTGATTCACCCATCATCTGAGTCAAACGAGCCTTTTGAAGGGCTTTAGCTTGCTTCTTCTCTTCTTGCTCTGTCTTAAACCTCTTAGCCTCCAAATCTGCTTGTGCTTGTAGAAGTTTAACCTGATCTAACTCGGCTCTATTTTTAGTCAATTCGGCTGCTAGTTTTGCATCCGTCCACTGCTTCATCTTATCTTTGTACTCTTGAGAATCTGGACTGTAACCAGCCTCAATCAAGGATTTACCATAATCACTTGGTTTCAAGTCTTCAGGTTTTTTGATGTACGAACGATAAGAAACATCATCTTCAGCGATAGCTTGTTTGTCCACGTCCGACATGTCAGGGTATCGCTTAGTCAAACTAGCAATACGGTCAGCGATTACTTTAGGCTTACCAACTTCAAGCGCATCTTTTCGAGCCTGTTCTGCTTTAGAAGCTGCAATACGTTGCTCCCGCTCTCTAATAGCAGCCTGACGATCTTCTGCCGATAAAGCTCTATCCTCATACTTGTTAGCCTGATCGTCAACCTGCATAGCGGCAGCTTCCATGCCTAGGTTACGCAGTCGTTCAGCTACTGAGCGAAGACGTTTAACAGGATCTGCCTCACCTTTGGTCTCCTCCATCGCCATCTTAATAGCTTTGGCTTGTTCTTCACGTGGGTCTTTAACACCAGCAATCTTTTCAATACCTTGACCCAACATACCACCTAAATTACTACCCACGGCAGCAATAAAAGCCTGTGGGTTAGTAGCTTGACCTAGCTGTTGTTGGAAAGCTTGTTGCTGTTTCATTTGTTCAGCACGAGGATCATACCCGCCTGTTAACATACTATAAATATCTGAAGCCATTACTTCTCCTTAGGGGTTGTAGCTATTTAAGGTTTTCATTTTTAATCAATTTGATTGTCTTTTTGATTTAACCCTACATTCAGCAAACGATTACCAATATTAGCTCCAACATAGGCTGACCCGGGAATCACAGGAGCTGGCATAGTCATAGCCTGATACGGCAACGGGCTACCTTGTAAGGTCGTTAAACCTGTCTGTTGACGATTATACGATTCTTGAGCCCCTGTCAGCATTGCTTGAGGAACACGTAGACCACTCTCGGCATAGTTTTGAGCAGCTCTGCCCATGGTGTCATAAACGTTACCCATACCAGCGCCGTAAATACCAGCTTGCACTGCGCCTGCTTGAGCCTGTTGAGCACCAAGGTTACCGCCCAGTGTTAGTTGTTCCATACCAAACCTATCAGGAGCAACACCAGCATTAAACAACCCTTGAGCGTAAGAGAGTTGGTTAGCCATCTGTTGTTGACCCTGTTGCGTAGCATTAGCAGCAATCTGAGCATCAGCCAATGCACGAGCACGATCACGCTGGAATTGCTCTGGGTTAACATATCCACCCGACCCAGCACCCGCAGCTTCAGAAGAGATACCTAGACCAATACGACCACGTTGTAGTTGTTGCTGACGTAGGGCAATGTCCTCTGACTGTCGCTGAGGCTGTAACAACCCCTGCTGTTGTTCCATGTAACGAGCAGCGGCTTGTTCAGGAGTGGCTGTTAAAGCACCTGCTGCCTGTTCTGCCGTATTATACAAACTACTCTGATAACGCTGTAACTCAGGGGAAAGGTTGTACCCAGCAGCACCAGTATCTTTATCAAAGTAAGAACTACCAGTTCCGCTCTTGATGGAGTATGGACGGAAATTAGCCATATCCGTCATCGTCTGGGTGTCTTTTAATTGACTTTGCGAGACACCTTTTTGGAAGTCGCCAACAGCGTTACCAGCCCGTTGTTGAGCCTCTGCAAAAGAAATGAGACCTTTATTATAATCATCAAACGCTGTGTCTGCAATAGTTCTTTGAGCATCTGTATCTCTACGCAGTTGCTCTCGAACTCGTCGCTGTTCTTCTAAACTTGCTTCGTTAGCTGCTGTTTGAACATCCGAAGCTTTGCTTGCTGCGTTGTTCATCAAGTAACCACCAACTATAGTTTCTAACAATGCCATTATGCTGTCCTTTTCCACATTTTAACAACCACATACGGTTGTAGGTTTGTATTAACTCCCCCAGTAGCAACTGTGGCTGTCCCTGTCGTCAACTCACTAGTTCCAGAAGCTGCTGTAACTGAGTGAGTGTGTGTTGATGTAGCTATATCTTTGCTGCCACCAGTTTCTTCTAAAATGTTAAAAGAGGCATCTGTAGGGTCTTGACCAACCATAACTCTACCTGTACCAAACACCTCCCATGTGCCGAAACCAAGCAAGGTAGTTGGACTGGTTAACAAGGTAGAGATGTACAAAGCACCAACAGGGTACAGAACTTCAAAAATCCCAACCCTGTAACTAGCCGTATTTTGTAAAGCTGCGTTAACAAAAGCTGTTGTTGCTACTTGAGTCGAAACAGTTCCTAAAGCGGCTGTGGGTGCTAGAGGAGTACCAGTGAACGTAGGGCTAATTGTGTCAGCCTTTGTGTTAACTGCTGTTTGGATGGCGTTTAACTCATCATCAATCTCAGCGCCTTTAATGATTTTATCTGGATTACCCGGAAGGAGAGCATCCTTACTGGTAAAGTTTGTTGCCTTAATATACTGAGCCATTTAATCTGTCCTTCCAGTTTTAATAAAAATGTCTAATTTTTGTACTGAAATCTCTGCTCCATCGACATCAGATTCAAAACCAACTTGAAGTGTAGTACCAGCACCACCAACACTACTCTTAATCTGTTCTAACACAACACCTTTAGAAAACTCACTGTAGTCAATTATTGTAAAAGTATCTCGCCATGTTGTCGTTACATCTTGCCACTCACTACCATCCCATTGATAAACACTATTATCATCTAGCGTAAGGTAGGCTTCGCCGGGAATAGTGCTAACAGGTATACTAGCAAAGTCAGCGGCAACCCCTTTGAACTCTTGGTATGTTGGGTACTGATCCACGTTAAACTCGTCGATTGTACCGGCTCGTAGAATGAATGGGTAAGAAAGGTATGCAGCAGAATAATCTGTGCCTACTTTAATTGTAAACTGTTGATTAGAACCACCCAAAACAGTAGCACTAATCTTCTTCATTATCTTAACTGTCGCTGGTGTGTTAAAGTCAAGATAGTGAGAGAAGTAACGTAAACGATAAGGCGACCCATTGTCTGTAAACCCTTCGTATTTACCAATCCCGTTAATCTTTCCAATTAACAAATCACGATTACGGCGGCGTAAGAAAGAGTAGGCAGGGTATTCTGTCCAAATAGTAACACGTGCTGCGCCACCCTCCACCAAACTCCGCATGTCCAAACAGTAGACAGTCTGGTTTGATGGAAACGAGATGAGATAGAAAGCGTTAAATTCTGAATAAACACTGGATACACCTTTTAGACTACCGTATTCAGTAATCTCAGCGTTAAAATCCTTTAATAAATCATCACGGACATTCTTAGTCAGATCACGCATCGGTAGCGACTTCTCTTGAATCAATCGACCTAAACTGCGAATACCAGTGTCAGATAGAAAGATTAGATCAGTACCTGTATTCTGCACACTCTTATGAGCAATACAACCTACGCCAACGATAACATCCTGTAGTCCAAAATTTTCTGAGATAGGGTTATCTGCCCCATTGTAGATAACAATATGATGTCTACAGAAGATAATCAGCAGGTTGTTATGAGCCGCAATAGACTCAATGTCATCCGTGTTATCAGGCAAAACAGCAGCAATGTTCAGAGAGCCGCTAGAGCCACCGTTGAAAGCAGGGAAGGCTGAATCTGCAATGTCAGTAGACCAGTAAACAGTATTCTTAGTAAATGCCCAGTAACGACCCCAGGCAGCTATAACACCATCAGGGAACGCTGTACCATAGTTCTGAGTTGTGCTGGTAAAATCTGTAATTGTTTGTAAGACAGGAGTAGCTACTGCATTGTAGATTAGAGGCTCATGTCCAGTCTGCACCAAAATAGAAGTATCGTTAAGTGTAGCCCCACTCCAATCATCAGAAGTAATCGTGTACAGCGCAGGGGTAATGTCTGTTAACACATCCCCAACACCACCTGAGAAAATCTTGTTATTCCCAGCAGATATAATTTCCAACGTGTCATCCGCATTTACATGCTCAATCATGAAACGGATAAAAGTATTGTCTAGTTCGTTGGAGCCACTTGTGGTTTGCATTACCCACCCTTTACGTGCTCCTAACCGACTATACTTATCAATGACAACATTGTCAGCTACTTGAGCAAAATTAGGGGATAACGTGACACCACTTTCCTGTGTGTTTAAACCGAAGAATCCGGGAGCAACAATGGAAATAGTTTCAAGTTGTTTCATACGCTATACCAAATTGTTTCTTCAGGGTGTCGTGCAGCATCTAAGGCAATTTCGTCAGCCAATGCTGTTTCTGCTGATCGGTAGGCGTTAATACTCTGTTGACCACCATCTTCACCACGTTCTTCAATTGCCATCGCTGTAGCTAACAGGATGATGGGACGGGTTGGGATATAGATTAAATCTGAGTCGTTAACCAATGGGGTATTACGGCGCACCACGTTGAAACGAGTAATATAGACATCATCAGGGATAGGGTAGACATCAACCAATGTATCACCGTCAGCACTAATACCGTTGAAGTTATAATACAACGGTGTGCCCCTTTGGACATCACCTGTCAAATATGCCTCGTTAAACCAATGAGAAGGGCGGTATTGCATCTCAATGTTGTCGGAATCATTCCATACGTCCAACACCTCAAAGTTGTTACTACTGCCTTGAATTTCGTAGCTAAAAGCACCGGGGATGGTGTAGCCTGTGAGCGTCTGACGTAGACCGCCCCACTTCCAAGCAACCTCAACCTGACTTTTAGCCTCGTTAATAAAATCACCAATCAAACGAGCATAACTGTTAGAGTTACCTTCGCCCTGTACCGTAGCCACTGAATTCTCTCGGAGTCGACGTAGTACACTATTCACTGCTTCAACGTATGTCATTCTTTGTTCCTTTTGTAGCTATTATACCACACTTTTCCTATTTTGTCAAGTTATTTTACATCAAGTTAATCTTTACCAGTAATTCCCGACCCAAACTCTCCTCTACGATCATCTCCATAATCACCCGGGTTTTTAACAGTGGGATAACTAGAGTCGTTTCCACTTCCTCTAGTTGTTAATAAAGGGTTAGGGTAACTAAAAACACCTTCAATCAAAGTGCCGGGCATCCACTCCTTTAAGAAGTTATCAACGTCATACATCCTCTGGTCACGTTCTGCTGGTGTTAACGAGTCTAAGTAATCCATCTGTTCTTGTGAGATTAACGCATTACTCTGTCCTGTATTAAAAGGATCGTCTTGTCCACCTCCACTTCGTGTACCTTTGGATAACTCTTCTAACAAGGCTAGTTTTTTCTTTTCATCCTCAGCAGCCTTAGCAGCAGCTTCCTCTTCCGCAGCTTTATCAGCAGCGGCATAGTCTTCATAAATACTCTTCCTTAATGCTGTCAAATCAGTACGAGGAGAAAACATAGAATCTTTATTAACACCACGTATGTCTTGAAGGGAGCCAAAAAGATCGGAAAGGTCTGGTACTCTTGGAGATTCAAAACCCCTAGTTTGTTTTCCTTGGTGATACCTCTCTGTAGAGCCAGCAGGTAACCCCAAAAGATTATCAGCTTCGTTAAAAGGTATGTTATTCTCTATGGCATAATTGTACA